GCTCGGTGGTCTCGCGGCAGCAGGAGTCGGCTACTGGTACTACGACAAGCGGCGGACCGAGGTCGCTGCAGCGCAAGCTCTTGCAGCGGCCCAGGCGGCAGCGGCGCAGGCTGCACAGGCTGCGCAGGCGGCCACGTCTGACGGAGGCATCCTCGGTCCAGGCATTGCTCCGCTCATTGCGGCTGGCCTTGCTCCTGAGCCGCCTCCGTTGGTCATGGCGTCTGAGATGGCGCTTAGCCTGCCGATGATCCACAGGGCGACGTGACTGTGGCTGCTGCGGAGTGGGCCAAGTGGGCCGAGCTAGGGTTTCGCGTCGGCAAGTGGGCGATCGATACGATCGCGGCGTTCATCGGTGGTGACACCTCTGAGCCCGTCGCGCGGTTGATCTAGATCCTTCCCCCGTCGCTCAAGTCCGACGTTGAGCACGCGCGGCAGTACGAGCTCACGCGCAAGGCGCTCGAGGGCGATCTCGCTTCGCCCGACGCTTGACCTCACGGTGTGCGAGGACTACGTCGCACACTCAAGGAGGTACATATGCGAACGCTCTTCGCGCTGCTTGCGCTCACGTTGGTGAGCCCGGCCCAGGCGCAAGATCAAGTCGCTGACGCGCCATCGCGGCCTACTCGCGCGGAGCGTCGGATTGTCGAGCTGGTCAGCAAGATCAGCTTCAACGAGGGTCTGGACAACTACCAGGATCTCGCCCTCATCTACCAGATCGTGGAAGGACGCGGGACGACCGACGAACAGATCCACTGGCTCGAGCGCCACAGTCCATGCGTCAGCGGGCGGTTGACGCAGGACGAGGCCAGAGCGCGAGCTGCACGTCGTCGTGGGGGCAACTGCGTGTGGAGCCGCAATCTGCACCCCGACGGTCGTCGGCCACGCGGTTGGATCCGCGAACAGCACGGCAGGTGGAGCTGGGTCCGCGACCGGTGGCTGGCGCACATCGAGCGCGTCCGCGACTTCGTCTATGGACGCGACCCGTATCGACCGTGCGCCGAGACCCCCGAAACGTGGGACGGCGTCCGCTATGGTCGCGAACGCGTTGGGCGCGGTGGTCGACGCATCCTCGAGTGCTCCGTCCCCTATCGGCGCCCCGGTGAAGCGGGGGAAGGGCTGCACAACTTTGCCGTAGTGCGCGCCCCCCCACCTTCCTGATACGCTTTCGCCAATGGCCGCGATCACACCGCACCTCGGTGAGGACTACCTCGATCCCATCGACGTCCAGTATCAGGACTGCCGTATCGAATCGACGGGACTCGGCGCGGTCTACGGTTGCCCGGCACCCGGGGACGTGCTCGGCGTGCAGCACGCAGGGCTCAGTCAGCTCGCGTACAACCGGGCTGTCGCTAACGAGGCGCTCGCCGGGCGCGCGGTGGCGCTCGTCAAAAGCGTCGAGGGTCAC